AGGGTCACCAGTACTACTACGGTATGCCGCTGGGTAATGAGCGCACTGGTCGATCACAGCATGTGAGCATGGATGTTTTTGACGCTGTGGAGTCGGTCAAAGCGATGCTAATGGAAACCTTTACGGCTGACCGCAACGTGTGCCGGTTTGATCCGCAAACCGCAGAAGATTTTATGCCTGCCAAGATGGCGACCGCGCTGACAAACTATATTTTTTATAGAGAGAATAAGGGTTCGAAAATACTTCACGATGTGATCCATAACGCGCTGGTCGCCAAGACTGGGATCGTGAAGCGGTACTACAAGAGCTACTACGAGTTTGACGAAGAGACCTTTGAGGGTCTCGACGAGGCCAGCTTTAACCAGCTTGTGTCTGACGAGAACGTCACCATCACTGAGTACCAGGATGAGCATCAGGTGGTTGAGACTCAAGACCCGCAGACGGGCCAAGTAATGCAGATGCACCAGCCGTCATTCAGCGGTGAGATTCTGCGGAAGATCGACAAAAGTAAAATCTGCATTGAGGTTATCCCACCTGAAGATTTTCTTGTAACTCCACGCGCTACAGATGAAGAGGATGCGGATTTTTGTTCGCACCGCACAAGCCGCACCCGTGGTGAGCTATTGAGTGAGGGCTACGACCCTGAACTGGTCGCCAAGCTTGACGAAGATAAGGACATGAATGGTGACGGGCGTATAGGCCGTGATGCCATTGATGGGTATCGCCATGATGACGATAACAGCGACTCGCATGACCGTCAGTATGTAACTATTTATGAAAGTTATTTAAAGAAGTACCGCGATGACTTGCAAAAATGCGTAGTGCTGAAGGTTCTTCACAGCCGTAGAGTTATGTTGGACGTTGAGATCGTAAGCGAGAAGCCTTTTCGGTACTTCACGCCATTCCCGTTGCCTCACCGCTTCCACGGTATGAGCCTCGCGGATGTGCTGTTTGATATCCAGAAAACGCAGAGTAGCTTGAAGCGTGGCGTTGTAGATCACACGTTTATGACCAACACCTCACGCTTTATCGCTAACCTGTCCTTGGTTAAGAACCCACGCGACCTGCTGAACAACAAGGTCGGTGCTGTCATCGATGTGAACAGCCCGAACCCCGAATCTGTTGTTCGACCCATGCCCATGCCTAACCTCTCAGGCACCGTGTTCCAGGCGATTGAGAACTTGGAAACTGAGAAGGAAGCGCGTAGCGGTATGAGCCGTATGGCCCGTGGAATGGATAGCACTGTCGTGAGTAAGCAGAACAGTTCTGATCTTATCACCCAGTTTATGAATGCCAGTAACCGTCGAATTATGGTCATGGCCCGTAACCTGGCAGAGAACTTCTTAAAGCCGCTGATGCATGACATTTATAAGTTGGCGGTGGAGAACGAGTCTCAGGAAAAGATGATTCAGCTAGACGGTCAGTTTATACCCGTGAACCCACAGTTCTTGGGTGACCGTACTGAAATGTCTGTAGCCGTGGCCCTAACGCCCGATGAGCAGGCGAAAGAAGCCCAGCTACTGTTGTCACTGGATCAACAGTTCACCATGAACCCGCAAGACCCATCCGTGAGTGGAATGTACGGCGCACCCCAGCGCCACGCAATGCTCAGTCGAGCCTTTGACTTGCTGAACATAAAATCTGGTGGAATGTACCTGTTTGATCCAAACAGCCCTGAGTTCCAGCAGCAGCAACAGCAGATGCAGGCACAGCAGGAAGAGGCCGCAGCGAAGCAGGCAGAGGTTGAGAAGTTCAACGCCGGAATGACAGCTAGGCAAGTCGCTGTCTTGGAAGGTCAGCTTGAACTCGATGTGATGAAGGAGCAAAACAAGATGTTGATTGAGATGGAGAATATGCAGCACAACCAGGAAGAGAAAGAGAGCCGGTTGATGTTGGATGTTGAGAAGCAGACCCATGATATGGAGATGTCAGAAGCTGAACTTGATCTTGAGGCTACACAAAAACGAAACGTGAGCATAGGGTGATATATGAGCATTAACGAAGATAAATTCGCAGCTTTTATAAAAAAAGCACACGACAAAAAATATGCAAAGAAGAAGACTCGCAAACAGGCGTTTGATGAGTTTCAAAGATGGAAAGAAGGAAAGTTAGATAAAGACACCACTCTGCCGAAGGCTCCGTCAAGGGGCCGAATGGCGAGTATAAAACCTAAACCAACCACACCCGTGGAGTTACCCGATGAGTAATTTAGAACCAGGCGATATCGCTACCGAAGCAAATGCAGCGCAAGAAATGCTAAACAGCGCAGTTTTCAATAAAGCGTTTGAAAGAATGAACCAGCAACTTGTAGACCAAATTTTAACTACACCGCCAGAAGCAGAAGCTGAACGAGAGCGACTCTATTGTATGTTTAAAGCCGGTCAGGTGTTTGTGCAGCAACTTGCAGGAATGATTAATACTTACGATCTTACACAACAAGAAGAAGAAGTGTAAAATAGGAGAATACCCATGTCAGAAGAGCAAACCGCAACACCGGACTCAACTGAAGCGAGTGGTAACGACATTATCGCTAGACTAACGGCTGCAATGGAGTCCCCAGCGGAACAAACCGAGAAGCCTGAAGAAGAGCAAGAGGTAGTCGAAGAGGCTACTGATGAAGTGATCGAAGAGTCACAGGAATCTGAAGACGAGTCATTAGAATCGGATGAGGTCGAAGACCCAACTGAAGAATCTGAGGATGAAGCTGAAGCAACTCCTGAATATGTAACCGAAGGAAATATCGAGATTGACGGCGAATCCGTTTCAGTCGAAGAAATTAAGCTTGGATACATGCGGCAATCCGATTACACCAAGAAGACGCAAGCTGTTGCCGAACAGCGTAAGGCTGCTGAAGATCAAACAGCAACTTACGAATCCTCACTTAGCGCCCTTCTTACCGCAGCCGGAGCAGACCTATCACGTTTTGACAATGTGAACTGGGAGCAATCGGCGGTGGACAACCCTGACCAATACCGACAAGCGAAAGCTATGTATGAGCAAACGAAGCAGACGCACGATTTTATTCGCGCTCAAGCTAACGAGCATCATCAGCGTTCTGAAAAACAGCAACAGGCGGCAGCGAAAGAAAGTGCTAAAGAAAGTCTGACTGTTCTCAAATCGACAATCCCTAATTGGAATAACGATCTCTATTACTCGATTGGCGAGTACGCGAATTCGTTAGGCGTGACCTCAGAAGAATTTAATGAGACGCACGACCACCGAATGATTACGGCATTGTATAAAGCTATGAAGTTTGATCAGGCCAAATCGGTTACGCAAAAGAAAGTAAAAGCGAATCCGACAAAAACTTTATCGGGCAAGAAAGCAGAACCAAAAGACCTGGGCAAAAAAGACAACTACCGCAAATCGCGTGAGCGTCTCAAAAAGTCCGGCTCTATGGATGATGCAGTTCAAGCCCTCTTGAACAAAACTTAACTTTAGGAATTACCCCATGCCAGTAGTAGCAAATACTTTAAAGACATATGACCAGGTCGGTCTAAAACTCGATATCGAAGATATTATTTATGACATATCTCCCACTTTGACCCCATTTACCTCTTCAATCGGAACAGGCACAGCTTCGGCCACTTTACACCAGTGGCAGACCTCAGAGCTTTCTGCAATCGGAGCAAATTTCGCAGTTGAAGGAGCTGACGCGGGTGCAGCGAGTAACAACACCACTACCATGAAAACTGCAAGCACTCAGATTTTTACCAAGGTAGTTCAGAGTTCAGGTACTTCTGAAGCTGTTGAGAAGTATGGAAGAAATTCAGATTTGCAGATGAACATCGCAATGAAGGGAAAAGAAATGCGTCGTGACATCGAACACGCATTCGTTGGCGCTGGACAGGCAGGTACTGCCGGTAACGCAACAACTGCTCGTCAGCTAACCTCGGCTCAGAACCAGATTAACGCCGCGACAACTAACACTGCTGGTTCTAACCGTACTTTTACCGAAGCGCTTTTGCTAGGTACTTTGCAGTCTGTATATGAAGCTGGTGGCGAACCTAACCAGATTCATGTGACTCCATCTCACTCTGTAATAGTAGCTAACTTTGCTGCTTCAGCAGGCCGTGAGCGTGACTTTAACACTGGCACTAAACTTGTGAATTCCATAGATTTATATGTGTCGCCCTTCGGAGAGTGTTCGATTATTGCTAACAGATTTCTGCAAAATTCGACGGTTCTAGTTTTGGACACAGAGTATTGGTCACGCGCAGTGCTGCGTCCAATGCAGACTATCAACCTTGCCCGAAATGGCGACAGCGAGAAAAAGCAAATGTTGACCGAGCAAACTTTGGTTTGTGAGAACGACAAAGCTTCAGGTCTTATCAACGCCTTAACTCCTTAAAGCAAGAAAACTGGGTGGCCCTTCGGGGCCATCCTTTTATTTTTTATAGAGGTTTATTCATGTCCGGTGAAATGATTGCCAATGTCACGCACGACAGCGATGACGATAAAATACACATAAGCCACTCTCAAGATGTCAGCGGTATTCTCGCGGCCAACAAAAGAGCCAGAGAGCAGAGTGAGGGTAGAAAGATGGGCGACATGGTTCGCGTTGCAACCATACCCGATGTGGTAGCCGTGGAATGGATGCAAGAAGGAATTAATGTTATGGCCCCGAATAAGGAAGACCTGGCGAGAATGAAGAAAAAGCTTAACTCACCTGAGTACGCTTACTTACGGACAGGCGGCGGAAGACTATGAGTATGACTACTTATGACGGCCTCAAAGCCTCAATTGCTAACTGGTTAAATAGAACTGACCTAGCAACTGAAATACCAGATTTTATAGAACTTGCGGAGAATAGAATATTCCACGAAGTTCGTGTTCCAACAAATGAAAAAACAGTTTTACTAACACTTAGTTCTGACGGTTACGCTACTTTGCCTAGTGACTTTTTAGAAATTAAAGATGTCTTTTGGAACTATGTACCGCTAGACCGAATATCTTTGACTGATCTGTATGGATACGTTACCGCCTCCGGCACTCCTACCTTTTTCGCTAGAGAGACATATCGCCTGAAGTTTTTCCCAACGCCTACCGTTTTAGATTCAGATGAGTTGCGAATGATTTATTACTTTGACGCGGGTCGGCTAAGTAGTACTGATACCTCAAATGTAATGCTCTCACTGGCCCCAGAACTGTACCTGTACGGTGCTCTCGTTGAGGCCGCTAACTTCTTAGGTTCAGATTCTCAAAAGTGGGAGATGGGCTACCAGCAGGCATATGGAAGACTAGTGAAACATGCGCGGGACTCCGAAGTGAGTGGCTCAACATCTCAAGTAAATAGCGGGTACTAATATGAGCGGTTTTTTTGGCGATAACCCAGCAGATACAGTTGTTGGAAGCACTGACGCGACAGAGGTTACCATTGCCGAAGATGCGGTGACACAGAACGATACCGCAGGTGGTTTTTACCAAGGGTCACCCGATCAAACTACAACCGATGCCTACACAGCCGATGCCCTAGCATCCAAAAACGCGGCGGCTGCATCAGAATCTAACGCGGCTGCATCAGAATCTAACGCGGCATCATCAGCCACAAATGCGGCTGCATCTGAATCGTCTGGTTCCGATGACGCTGCTGCTGCGGCACAATCTGCCGCCCAAGCTTTAGCATCGAAAAATGCATCAGAAACTGCTGAGACAAATTCAGAAACTGCACAGGCAGCAGCCTTAATTTCACAAAACGCAGCGGCGACTAGCGCAGCTTCGAGCGAAACTTCAAAAGTTACAAGTGTAAACGCGGCATCAACAGCTTCAACTAAAGCATCAGAAGCGTCTACATCTGCGTCTAATGCCTCCACATCAGCATCAAGCGCATCTACAAGCGCGGCTACAGCTACTACAAAAGCGGGCGATAGTGAAACTGCCAGAGCAGCGTCAGTCGTTGCAAAAGATGCTTCTGTTGCTGCTAAAGATTTAAGTGTGGCAGCCAAGGATGTGTCAGTAGTTGCAAAGGACGCATCGGTAGCAGCCCAGGCCGCAGCGGAAACTGCGGAGACAAATTCAGAGACGGCAGAGACTAATAGCGCCAACAGCGCAACAGCCTCGGCCACCTCTGCAACGGCAAGTG